ACGACATTTCCTTCTCTGAATTTCGTAAGCGCTTCTTGCACTCCGAGACTTTTCCGCACCAGCAGAATCTAATAGATGTAATTGAGGGACGCGAGCCTGGTTGGCTCCATCCCAGTATGAAGTGGGAAACAGGACTTGCAGATAACCGCATCCTAATTAACATCCCGCCAAACCACGCAAAGTCTATGACCGTAACGGTTGACTACGCAACGTGGCAGGTAGCTCGAAACCCTAACTTTAGAATCCTGATAGTCTCACAGACTCAGCGCCTAGCGGCAGACTTCTTGTACGCTATTAAGCAAAGACTGACTCATCCCCAGTATGAGGAACTCCAGCAGGCATACGCCGCAGGTGTTGGCTTTAACTCCAAATCTGCAAGCTGGCAGGCAACCCGCATCACCTTTGGAGATGAACTCCGTGAGTCTGGTGAAAAGGATCCAAACATTGAAGCCGTAGGTATCGGCGGTCAGATCTACGGCAAGCGTGCCGATATGATTATTGTAGACGACGCAGTTACCTTGTCTAATGCCAATGACTTTGAACGTCAGATTAAGTGGCTAACGCAGGACGTACGCTCCCGCCTTAACCCAACAGGTAAGCTCATCATTATTGGAACCCGCGTTGCAAGTATTGACTTGTACCGCGAACTGCGTAACCCCGACAGATATCCAGGCGGTCTAGTACCTTGGAAGTATCTGGCTATGCCAGCACTATTGCAGACAGATGAAGACCCTGATAAGTGGGAAACTCTCTGGCCAGCATCCGATGCTCCATTTGATGGGCAGCTAGATTCTGATAAAAACGAAGACGGACTTTACCCACGTTGGAATGGTCGCAACTTATATAACGAGCGCCAATCTATGGATGCTTCCACGTGGGCTTTGATTTACCAACAACAGGACATTTCAGATGACGCTATTTTTGACCCTGTATGTGTTCGTGGTTCGATTGACGGAATGCGTAAGGCGGGTGTATTAAATGCGGGCTATCCAGGTCATCCTAAAGACCTTAATGGATTCACTTTCATTTGCGGCTTGGACCCTGCTATGGTTGGTGATACTGCCGTTGTATGTTATGCAATTAATCGTCACGATCATAAGCGCTATATTGTGGATGCTCACAAAATTACTAGACCAACTCCAGCACAAATTAGGCAGCTTATTTTTGACTGGACTGAAATCTACAAACCGTCAGAGTGGATTGTAGAGAAGAACGCTTTCCAGTCTTTCTTAACTCAGGACGAAGGAATCCGTCAACACCTAGCATCACGTGGCGTTCAGCTTAAGGAACACCACACTGGTTCTAATAAATGGGACGCTGGCTTCGGTGTAGCAAGTATGTCTACCTTGTTTGGAACAAAACAACAAGATGGCAAACACCATAGAGATAACCTTATCCACTTGCCTTCAGATCAAACTGAGAACATCAAGGCTTTAATTGAACAACTTATTACCTGGTCTCCAACTACTAAGGGCAAGACCGATATGGTTATGGCGCTTTGGTTCTGTGAGATCCGAGCACGTGAAATGCTTAACTATGGTCAGTACCAACAAAACCATATGCGTAATCCGTTCCTATCTAGGGCGGAAAGACAAAAACGAGTAGTCGTCAACATTGACGAACTGATAGCAGCACAAGAGCGACACTTCGTCTAAGGGGATAAATATGGAAATGCCAATGCCACCAACAACACCAGGTCGTAAAGATAAGAATGTAATTGTCAAGGTTGCTAAGAAGTCTATGGTCAAAAAGGCTGCAACTAAAAAGAAGAGGAAAAAATAATGGGACAAACAAGTTGGATTACTAACGCCGAGGGCGAAGAAGAATACGTAGACAAGGGCGCTATCACAGAGCCTACTCCGTCAATGCAAGGTCGCAAGCAATATGCAGCAGCAGAAGCAGCAGCATCCGTTGACAAAGTTGAATGGCCTACTAAAGTAGCTGGTCAAACAGAACAGGGGTTCTAATAATGGCTGGAGATTCAGCAGCACGCATTAGGGAAGCCAAAGAAAAACTTATGATGCGTAATAGTCCAGGTGCCAGTGAAGATGCACGTATAATTGCAAGAAAACAGGGCGCTAAAACAAGCAAGCAAGTGGAAACTAAAGCAAAAACAATTGCTCAAAATAGAATTAATGATGCTCAGAAAAATTTAACAAGAGCAAAAATGCAGGGTGCTGATGCTAAGTTAATGCGAAGTGTTAATCCTCCTACATTTAAGACACCAAAAGAAACCGTCAAAACAAAGTCAACTACTAAGTCTAAGGCTTCTAAGTCACTCACAGGCGAAAAGGCTGCTGAAGAAATGCGTAAGCGTACTTCACCTAGAGGTGTAAGGAAATACGAAAAGGGCGCAAGCAAAGCTATAGACAAGAAGTACCCAGGATTATACAAGAAGACTAAGTAAGGATTACAATGGCCGCAGCCAAGAAACCAACAGCGCAACAGAAAGCACAAGCCAAGGCTCGTGCTGGTGGTAACGACCCTATTAAAGTTACTAAAGATGGCGCTAAGCGCTTAGGTCAAGCAGCTCTTATTGCTGCATCGGTTACTCCAGCAGGCCGTGGAGTTAAGGCTGCAGTTACTGCCGCTAAAGTAGCTGGTAAAATGATTAAAACAGAAAAAGCAATGAAGTCAGCAAAACTTGCAAAGAGTGAAAAAGACTTTGTTAGACTTGTTAAGAAGGTTCAAAGAGAAGAAAAGACTGGTAATACAACTAGAATGCTTTCAGGTGACACTCTTGAAGGTCGTCAACAAGCTGGTGATATTCTTCGTAGAGCTGCTGGAGACCGCAGTGGAGTTTATAAATCAACTAAAAAAGCAATTCCAGAAAAAATTAAAGGACCAGGAACAGATTTAAGTATAAAGAAAACCGCAACAGGAAAAATTAAAATTACTAATAATGGAACTGGCAATTCATTTACAGTTCCTAAAAAAACAGAAATAACACAAAAAGGTATTGCAAAAGCCTTAGTCAAAAAAAATAAGTCTAAGTAAGGACCCCACTTGTTAAACATTAGAGAGATTACCGCAAAGGTAAGTCGTATGCAGACCCGTTACGCAGCGCGTGACGGACGTATGCGCGACGTCCTTTCTGTTCGCCAAGGCGACATATCAAAGGTCTATCCCTCTATGTTTTCTGAGGAATATCCAAAACCTCTGATTGCAAACCTCATTGACGTATCAGCTCGTGACTTAGCAGAAGCAATGGCACCACTGCCATCATTTAACTGCTCAGCATCTAATATGGTCTCTGATGCTGCACGACGTGCCGCAGATATGCGTGCTCGTGTTGCTAACTATTACATTAGTGAGTCTGATGTTCAGATTCAAATGTACACAGGTGCTGACTGGTTTAATACCTACGGTCAGTTAATTGCAATGATTGACTTTGATTACGAGAACAGCAACCCAATTATCAAGTTTGTTAATCCGTTTGGTGCATACCCAGAGATAGATCGCTTTGGTCGTTGCATCTCATTGACTCAAATTGTTGGTATGGATGCTCAGACCCTAGCATCTATGTACCCAGAGTTTGCAGACCAGATTCTTAACAAGAACTCATTTACACCAGGTTCACCGTATCTATCTTTGATTCGTTATCACGACAAAGACCAAGACACAATTTACCTACCAGAGCGTAAAGACCTTATCCTATCTCGTACACCTAACCCAATCGGTGAGTGTATGGTGCGTGTAGCACAACGCTCATCTATTGATGGTGAATCACGCGGTCAGTTTGATGACGTACTTGCAGTACAACTTGCTCGTGCTCGCTTTGCAGTCTTGCAAATTCAAGCAGCTGAGAAGTCCATCCAAGCACCTATTGCCATTCCACAAGATGTACAGGAACTTGCTTTGGGACCAGATGCAATTATGCGTTCTGCTAATCCACAAGGTATCCGCCGTGTTCCATTAGAACTACCAGCAGGTGTATTCCAAGAGTCAAGCATCCTAGAGCGTGAACTTCGTATGGGTGCTCGTTATCCTGAATCTCGCTCAGGTCAAACAGATGCCTCCGTTGTTACAGGTCGTGGAGTTCAAGCACTACAAGCAGGCTTTGATACACAGATTAAAGCAGCCCAATCACAATTTGCTAAACTCTTTGTTGAGGTTATCGGTTTATGCTTTAAGGTAGATGAAAAGATTTTTGGTAACAAGATTAAAGAAATTCGTGGCATTGATGACGGTACACCGTATTCAATGAAGTACTCTCCTGCCAAGGTTATTAATGGCGATTACACAGTAGATGTTCGTTATGGAATTATGTCTGGTATGGATCCAAACCGTGCAACTATTGCTTTGCTACAAATGCGTTCAGACAAACTCGTATCACGTGATTATGTACGCCGTGAACTACCAGTTGAAATTAACGTATCGCAAGAAGAACAAAAGGTTGATATTGAAGAAATGCGTGATGCACTACGCGTTGCTGTTGCACAATATGCACAAACTATTCCGTTGGCTGCTCAACAAGGACAAGATCCATCACAGATTATTACCCGTATTGCCGAAGTAATTAAAGGCCGTCAAAAGGGTAAGCAAATCGAAACTATTGTGGAAGAGGCTTTTGCGCCAGAACCACAACCTCAGATGCCAGCAATGGCACCTGGAATGATGAATCCAGCAGCAGGTGCGGCCACCGCTTCTGCCTCGCAGCCAATACAGTCACAACCTGGCGGTATGGCCCCTGCTGCTGGTTCACCAGCTCCACAAGGAAAACCAGATATTGCATCATTGCTCGCCTCAATCGGCGGCGGTCAATAAAGTAAAGGAGGTGCAATATGAACAAAGGATCACAGGCCCCAGCGCCAATGTCAAAGCCAGTTGAGGGCAAGAAGGATACTTCTAAGCCAGCAGGTGGAAAGACATACTTCGGAATCACTCCAGCAGGACGTCCAGGTAACAAAGTAAAAAAGGGTTAATCAATTTCAGTGAGGTGGACCGAACGTGGATAATCGTAATGAAGTTCCCCGTTCGGTTCATCTTGCAGATTTCTTAGTAATACTTACTGGGTTTCTGCATAACTTATCGAATAGCTTTACAGCATTTACAGAAGAATTAATGGAACTATCCATATACCACGCAACTCGCAAATCAAAAGTGAGTAGAGTGTGGGAAGAATTTTCAAACGATTTAGAAAAGATACAGGAGGATACCGATGGCGCTTGAAGATGCCAAGAACCCAATAGCGGGTGTATCTGGTCCTGGAAAGTACGCAAAGCGTACAGATAGAGTCCCTGCTGCTTCATACGGGGATCAAACAGAATTAGCACAGATTGCATCTGGTGCTCCTATTGCAAAGACTCCTGATACTAGAGGAATGCCAATGGGTCAGATGGAAGCTGCTGCTGCAAATGCAGCACCACAATCTCCAGTAACCCCATTGTTTGCACCAACACAACGTGCAGATGAACCAATTACAAACGGTATTGATATGGGTCCTGGTGTTGGGTCCAATGCTCTTATGATGCAAAAGTCAACAGAAAAACTTTCAGACATTTTAGTAAAGATGTTGCCATATGATACAGATGGGTCCATTTCTATCTTGTACCAGAATGCACTAGCACGAGGTAACTAATGTCTAATAATCTAAAAGCAGCCTCTTATGCAGCGCAATTAGATCCTACAGAAAAGCAAAGAATTGATGAGTTTTACAAAGCACTAGAAGCCCACAAAACTCTTTCTAATTTGCCTGCTGATATGGCTAAAGAAGCGTACAATAAAAAAACTCCAGCACAACAGGCTTCTCTAAAACAAAACTTTGGTGAAGAAGATCCAGTTGTAAAACCACCTCGTGGTTTCTTTGGTACCGCTTGGCACTACACAGGCGGTCAAATTGCTGAAGCTGCAGGCGATTTATTAGCTGGTCTACAAAAGGTATCTGATACCAGCACTCGTGTTGCTCGAAGCATTCAACTTGCAGCAGATCAAGGTGTTGGTATTTCCGATGCTTGGACTTTAGCAAAAGAAGATGGCAATAACGTATTTAGCCCTGGTCGTATTAGCGATGCTAAAAGCAAATGGGGTTCTGACGCTGTAGATATTGCTATGCGTTTGCAGGCTGGTGAAGCACCTGAAAGTATTATTGCATCTGTACCTGAAGAGCAAAAAAAGTACATAATGCTTGCAGATACAAGAAACAAGCAAATTCCAGGATTTGGTTCAGAAGAAGATGTTGAAGCAGCTCGTGCTAATTTCCAAGATACACAAGATGCCGTTGCTGCAGCTAAATACTCTCCTGGACGATTTGTCGCTAACCTTGTTACGCCAGCGCAATTAGAAGGATCTGGCTTTTATTACAAGGCTGTATCTGGAACTGTAGATGCTGCATACAGAATCTTTGCAGACCCTTTACTTTTGGCTGGCAAAGCAAAGCGCATATACGACGTTAATAAATACGCACTTGAAGTAGTTACTGGAAAAGCAGGAAACTTAACTGAATACTTTTCAAAACAAGGTACTATTGATTTTTGGAATACCTATGGTGAGAAACTTCAGGTATTGGGTAAAGCGGAAGCCGCTAGAAACCCAGAAGCAATTATTGCAGCACGTCAAGAACTGCAAACTCTTGCTCCTGAATTTGGTCCAGCAGTTATTAAATCATTTCAATCTGCAGAGATTCCTGTACAAAATGCAGCAACTGCTAAAGCGTTTTTTGAAAACACTAAGCAACTGGATGAAATGATTGTTGGAAAGCCAGGAATGAAACGAGTCATTTTGCCTCGTATGAATGTTGGTCGCGATATCCGCGTTGCTGCTGTTACTACAGGTCGCAAAGTATTTAACTTAGATCGTGTTGGTCCTAAACTTACAGATGACTATTGGTTTGATGGAGCAACTACAGCAGATGGAATTTCTGAAGTATTCATTAATGGACAAAAAGAATTTATCCAACGAGTAACTCCAAAGACAAACTTCAAAGGTATTGCTAAGTTTTCCACAGCTTATATTCAACACCGTATTGACCGTGCCAAAGCAGCATTTACTATTGCTCCTATCTTTGAAAAAGAAGTATTTGACGTAACTGCTAAAGATGCAATGGAAAAAATCTATCGCACAGCAGTTATGATTATGCCTAGACAACAAGCAAAGTTATTTGCTACAGCGTTTGAGTCACTTGCAGATGTTGGTAAAAAGAAAGATGCTTACTACGGTCTTTGGGCAACAATCGCTGAAGTTCGTGGTATGAATACAACTCAGCCAGGACAACAGATTGTTCGCTACCTTACTGGTAAAACAAATGCTGTTTTTGGTGGAGTAGATGACTTATTCCCAGACAAGGGTTCTATCCCATCTGACTTTAACAATTACGTAGCTGCTCCAAGCATTAAAGATCTTGATAGAGCTGCTGCTCGTAATACATTGTTTCAAAAGATGATGGGTTTGCCAAACACAAATTTTGCAAACAATATGACTAGCGCTTGGTCATTCTTGACTCTGGCTGGTCCACGTTATGCTATCCGTAACGCTGGTGAAGACTTGATGGTAAATCTTGCTATTGGTGAATCAGCTTGGGGTATTGCAAAGAACCGTGTTCTTTCAACACGTATTAATACATTTCTTGCTGCAGTTAACAAAGCTGAAGGAGTTGCTAAGCAAGGTATATTAGATTCTGCAAACCCACTAGGGTTAGCACTACGTCTTATTAACAAGAGAGACGTTGATCGCTACGCTAAAGAATTAACGGACCTTCAAGGAAAGTTTGAAACCACACGCGGCACTATTGCATCTCTTAGAAAAGATATCAAAGGACTGCCAGCCAATAGTCCTAAAATTGCTGCTATAGAAACACAGATTAAAGACCTTGAAAAAGGTCTTGCTGGTGGATTGACTAACCAGACTCGTGCAATCTTTGCACGTGCTCTATCAGAAGGTCGCATTAACAATATGCGTAAAGGACTCGGTATGGGTCCAATGAATAAAGAAGAGATTGAACTTCTCACAGAACAAATTAAGTACGGTAATATTGAAAATGCTTTAGGTGAAATTTCTGAAAGCGGAGCAAACTACGCACTAGGCAATGACTACATTGCACGTGCTACAAACCTTGCACAACAAACAGGTGTTAAGGTACACGCTCTTGAGATATCAGCACCTGGTCTTAACCTTGTTAAAAAACCAGGTGAGCGTGGATACAAATTCCAGGCTATTGACCCAGGCAGCACAGAGTCTATGTTTACCTGGCTACTAAGTATCAGTCGTTATTCTAACGATGAACTTGGTAAAATTGCTATTGCCAATTTAGATAATAAAAAACTAGCGCTTGATAATATGCGTACTTGGCTTCAGACTAAGCAAGGTAAGCAATTCTTGTCAGATGCTCGTTTGCAAAATGATATGGATGCAGAAGGTATCATTAGTCTTGCTTTTGATCGAGCTAAAAATAATTTTGTTATGCGTGACGGTGAAATCAATTTAGACCTTTTGAACAAAGTTCGTGTCTTAGACAAGTCTGGAAATTACAAAGTTGAAGGTAAACTATCACTAGATGATC